CGTCAATTTACAAGCATGAAACCAACCCACCGTCGCAGTTGAGCACGGAGCAAGCGCGCGATGACGCCGCCGACCACATTGTCACGTGGTACGCTGTATTGTGGATTGTTTGGACGGAAGCGGATGGTTACGAAAATATTCCGAAGCTCGTAGGGAAGGCCCGCAAAACCATCAAGAAGCTCGAAAAGAACATCGAGAGACGAAAACGCGGCTACTGACGGGAGAAACTCTTCCCAACATCGTATCCGGCTACTGTTAAAAAAAACATTTTAAAACCCAATAAATAAAAACAACATTAACACATCCTCCCGAAATGTTTGTGAATAATTTGAAAATTAATTATCGGTTGCCTCGGGACAAGAAAAATTTGAAAAAACTGTTGTCGCGTCGACGCAGCGAAGTGGGGGCCGGAGATTTTAGCAAACCAGTGATCTGGCCGGCATTTTTTAAAGACAAATACAGTCTTCTCCGGGCGGTCACGGGAAAAAAAAGCGAAGAACGTCGGGTCGGTGACTATCTCCAAACGATGAACAGTGCTTGGGTACTGGACGTCATGACCACGTTTTTGCAGTTGCAAACGGACAAATTTGTGTACGTGTTGAATTTCACGGCGCCCCTGCGGAACATTGGATCCGAATTTATTTCTTTTGACAAACGCGTTCTTGCAGCAGTCACCTACGATGCGTTGACACCTTTTGTGTTTTTAATTACATTTATTGACGAGCAAAATCACGAAGGGGTCGCCACGGTGTGGCTTCAGAACGAACAAGTGGAGATTTTTTTTCCGTGGCCAGACGCTTACAATACCTCTCCGCTAATGCGCCGAGTTTTGTGCGAAACGCTCAAGTTAATATTTCAGGTGTGGATTAAACAACCCGTGTCCTCGGACGCGACGTGTGAAAACGATCCGGCGCTAAAATTTTACAAGTTTGGACCCACGTTCCCCAATTCGAACATCTGGAATCTATATTTCTTGCACTTGCGCACGCACATGACGTTTGATCAAATCCAAGCTATATTCAAGAATGCGACAGAGTACGAGCAATTGAACGAGCGCGCATTGGACTTGCTCCAGTTAGTGGGGCAAAAAATTAGCAAATGTATTGAAAACCTGGGCAATACCGTGCCGGGAGCAGATGGCAAATTTGCAAAAAATGTTTACACTCAATTTTTTAGCCCCACTGCAAGTACCGCGGTATCCCTGCGGGAAGAAGATTACACAAGTCTGATGAACATGTTGATGCGGTGCAAAATGGGCATGGTCGATACTCGTGCGGTTCCTTCGACCTCGGTGGGCACTGTCAACTGGTCCGATGCAGAATTTCACTCGGAAAAATGGGAACGCTTTGCGGCTTATCCCAACAGCGCCCCTCCGGTGTTTGCGTTTTAAAAAAAAAATACTCGTGTATGAATGATGCGTTTTTTACTTGCGGACGCGGGAAAAAAATTTTCAGATAATAAAATTGATCTCCTCGTTCAAACAAAGAAAACAAATGTGGCCCAATCCCGAAACCAAACGCATGTGCATTGTCGTATTTGGCCACAGTGATTGTGGGAAAACTAGGGCGGCAATTTCCAAATTAGTGGAGTTGAACTGGCCGTTCCGGTTCGTTTCACCCACTTCGGACGTGGATCAGCAAACGTTCTTGGCACAAGTGGCGCGATGGGATGGCAAGTCGACCCAAGGCCATCACCGCACTTATCCCCAAATCCTGATTTTCGAGGGAGGTGATAAGGCACATCGGTTTAAAAAGCCCAAAGTTCTGGGGTCTGATAAATTTCTCGAGTTAGTCGCAGGGGACAATAAACGCGCAAGTGCAATACTGGCCGCCACGGTGTGTAAACCGCTCGGGTCGGGGAAAGTGCGGCAAGTGAAGGTATTAAGTCAACTTGCCTTTACTGGACCAGAAACAGTTTATCAAGAAATGGAAAAATTTAATTCGTTTTTCTTCGAGCCGCGATTCCCCGATACGACAGGTTTGGAGGAGTTAATGCGCAAAGAAGACGAGGAACTGGATTTCTAAACCATCGTCTCGTAAAAAGCTAAGACGCGCGGATTGACTTTGACTGATTGCTGAGAGTACCCCTTCACGACGAGGCCATCAAGAGAAGTCGCGCGCGACAGAGCCACGTACGCTTGCCCCTCCGCAAAGACGTTGGACAGGTTCACTTCGAGGTGCGTAATACTCTGTCCCTGGCTCTTGTGGATGCTGAGCGCCCACGCGAGTTTAAGCGGAATGCAACACACGATGAGTTTCGTTTTTGCGTTGACGTGAACTTCCCAGTCGTGGGGGCGGATGAGGAGCTTGTGGTGCTCAAATTGCACAATGGGATAGCCTGTTTTTTCATCAAATGCAGTCACCACGCCCCGGCTTCCGTTGGCCAACCCATGCGCGACGGACAAATTCACGGTGAGCATAACTTGTGCATCGACTTTAAGAACCAGCGTTTCCGAGACGGGCAGGTTTTTTAGCGCAGAATTGAGCAGTTTTTTTTGGCGATCGGGGGAGACCTTGGCACCTTCGAAGCGAGACGTAACCATGTATTGCTTTCTTTCAGTCGACAAGTCGGCGAGCGCCTGTTTGTTGTCCATGTTCACGTTGCGGTTGAGACAATAAAGCTTGGTCGGTCGAATTCCGTGGTCGTCGCCCACCCGCTTGCGCTTTTTGGAGAGTGCCTGTGCATCCGAATTAGTGTAGACTCCCTTGCGGATGCGATTCAAAATGGCCACGAACTCGGCGTTGTCCTGGCGATGCACGGTCTTGAGTTCCACCGACTGAATGTTAAGCAGTTTCCACAGTTCCGTTTCGAAAACAAACTTCACCGGCTGCCCCGGCATGATTGGGGGAAGCTGAAACATGTCCCCGGAGAGAATCAACTGTACGCCACCGAACGGTTCTTGGCTCTTGCGCGTGAGCTGGGCTTGGCGGTGAAGGAAAACAAAAAGACTGGGGTCGATCATGCTGATTTCGTCAATAATGAGCGTGGTCAAGTTCTTCCATGCTAATTGGGATTTGAGTTTGTTGTCCTTGACCATGTTGGGATGCAGCCGAAAGTAGTTCCAAATAGTGCAGCCTTTGATATTCACCGCGGCGATGCCGGTCGATGCGGTCACTGCAACTTGCTTTTTGGATTCCTTCAGCTTGGCAATAATATGCGCCAGTACGAAGCTCTTCCCAACCCCAGCACTGCCGGTGAGGAAAACGTGGTGACCACTTTCCGCCAGGTCGACGGCCTCTTGTTGCGTATCATCCAAGTATATTTCTTCCATTGTTGTTTTCTGTTTTTTTTTCGCAATGGCGATGTCCGATAGAAAAAAAATCACTTCCCGCACTTGTTTTTTATTTTTTTGTTGATATTATCAAGATAGAAAAATAACCAAAGCACATTATCTCGTTATTGAAAGGTTTTATTTGACGACACGATAGTAAATATGGGGTTCCAGAGCTTCTCCAAATTTGCGAATGCTTTTGACGACAGTGCCAGATGGCCATCCAAAGAATTTGGCGATCGGATCGGTTTTGTTCATTTTGGGAAGATTGGCGAGTTGAATTGAATATTTGTCGAGCAGCTCGGCGGTTTGTTTGGCGTCCAGTGGAATTTGCCGCGGAACCAATTTATGTAGCGAGTAGTTCTTTTCCAGCTCTGTGGTCAAGAAGAATTGCGTGTTTTTGACGAGATCGACAAAGAGCTTTTTGGCCGCCGGCGTGATACCTTCCTGTGTTATAATCAAGAGCTGAACGGGGTTGATTTTCGCACATACTTGCTGAATTTGGCGCGCTGTTTCAATGCCCAATTTCGACTTGGTATTGGCGTATACGCTGAGAAGAAGGTGACCCACCTGGTTGAAGGCGACCATCATTGTTTTGTTTTGTCGCAACACTTGCGTCAGGAGCAGGTTTGTGGTGTCAGAGAGACCGTTGCTCAACTTTGAGAGCGTGAATACCACAAACCCTCGTGAGATAATCATTTGGTGAAGCACCCGTTCGAATGATTTTCCCTCGCTTTGCCACTGCATGGTTTGTTCCAGACTTTGACTCTGGTGCACCGCGCCACAGAAGAGATTGGTGTAGTCCCGAAAGGCTTGGGAACTCAATTCGTAAACGAATCGGGATACGGGTGTCACGTGCTGCTGATGATGGCACTGGCGAGCCCGCGTTGGCGTCCATAACCCTTTCCCTTCTTCTCCCTCTTCTTCTTCTTCTTCACTGGGACCTGGAGTTTTTGGTTCTTCTTCTTCTTCATCTTCATCTTCTTCTTTATCATGGACGTGGGGTGAGTTCATGAGATCGTCGCCATCGTCGTCGGTATTGGGGTTAAATGTGTCCATTTGCTTGTTAAAAAAAAGAGTTTTTAAATTTTAAAAAACCAACGCCATCCTTTTTTAAGCCTATATTTTTTTGTGTGTGTTTTTGAAATGGAAGGTCAAAAAAACATTATCCCCCTCTCCGATGCCAAATTGGAAGAATTAGCCAAGGACCCACAGAACTTAGTGTACCGATTTAAAGAAAGGGAGCAATTGCCAGAGGCTGAAGTCGTGCCCTTGGACAACGTCGACGACAAAATTGACCGCTTGTACGCCTTATATTGCGCTTACCGGAAACGCGTTATTGATAAGAAGGTGCCCATGACCAAGAAACGCTGGAACGCAATCAAAACCAGAATTCTTCAAACTCCAGAATGGAAGCAATTCGATCACACACATCCTCTTATTTTTGATCGAGTAATGCACCCCGAAACCACGTCAAAAGAAATTCAAGTGCTTAAGTTTATGATTTTCTTGAAAAAAAAACAAAAAGCGGGGGAAATCACAGACGGACTCGAAGTGCTTCACGACCACGTCCTGGAAACGTTCGGCCAGGCACCCGAAGCATATGCAGAAGCGCGGAAAAAAGAAAAAGAAGAAGAAGAAGAAGAAAAAAACACATTGCGTGTTAAAAAAAAAATAAATTTTTAATTTTCCCCAACTCATACCCAGACCTGGACTTACACCTCGACCGGTAAGGCTAGGGCTTTTTGAAACACACACCTGTAGACTTTTAACCCCTCACCCCATCCGCCAACGCCGTGCAGAGCATCGGCTGGGACCGACGTGTTAATTGAGCCTCGGGGCTCCAACCCAGCTTTTTGCGCCGCGTGTATCATTTGCAAGGGATTTTTCAGGGGGTAGTCAAAAGTGATCACAAGCCTGCCCTTGGGATTCAAGACGCGGCCAAACTCCCGAAAGATCGCAATCATGTTCACGTTGGAATTTTCTTCCAAAACTGAAATGCAAAAGATCAAATCAAATAAAGGTTGCTGAAAAGGTAATTTCATCAACGAGCCCAAGTGAAAATGAATTTTTTCCGGCGATTTGTTGATGATTGGCCCCACATCTTCCCCGAAAGCGAGCTTACTTCTCTTTGCGATATTTTCTAACGACAAAATATCCGGGTCAAAATCCAAAACGTGGACTTCTTTGCACATGTCCCGAATAAACCATTTGAAGGGGTGTTCGATACCGCAGGCTGCATCCAAAACGACCGCATCCGCGCGACAAAATTGCTGACACCATGCGTACTCGTAGAAACGACTCCACCACGTGGGATTCAGCGTCACTCCGGCAACGGTTTTAACTTTGTCGTCCGAGACCACGATGAATCGGTTGTCGAACTGCTCGTATTGATCCGGATGGGACGTGAATTCGGCCAAAGGCGGGGCGGTGTCCAAGATCGAGTGGTATTGCGCCATCCACCCGTGCTTTCCCTCAGGGTCGGCTTCCAGATACCGACCGTGCTTAAAGCGCCGAATATCTTCCCGCGCCCATCCAAAGTGCTGGCAGCGCACGTTCGACAGGAGTTGCGTGGCTGCGGGAGTGGCGCCGAGCGGGTATCGCCCGCAGTGCAGCGGGGTGGTTTTGTACGAGAGTCGAGCCAACTGAGGCTTAAACCGCAGCCACATGGGAATTTGGCGCGTGTGCATGGACCAGTAGCCGTCCGACCGATAGTGGGTGTCGCTCCACATGTCGAACATCCGCACCGCGACCGTGTCGACGGTCCCACTCATGGTTTCCAACAGGTCGCGAATCTGCGTCGGTTTTTCAAAAATTTCGTCCGCGTCTTGGACGACAAGCCAGGTGGGTTGGAGCGCACACAGCAGTTGCCACATGTGCTGACGCAGCCGGTCTTCTTGACTGAACGTGTAGGGCGCATCCGTGACGAGGGTAAGTTCGACGGCGGGGTAACGGCGCAGCGTCTCGCGGACGACGTCGATGCTGTTGTCCGTGCTGTGATCGTCAATCACGACGAGGTGAGTGGCAAATTGGCAAACGTTTTCGAGCGTTCGGTGCAAATACTTTTTGCTTTCGTTTTTCACAAGCATGCCGACCGCAATGGTGCACGGCCGCAGGTAGGCCGGGAGGCGCTCGAGTTCGGAGGGTCTGTAGATATGAAAACTTGGGTAATGCGTGTCGACCCACAGATCGAACCCCAGGGCTTTGGCGCGGATGCAGAAATGCCGATCTTCACCCCAAAAACTTACATTGTCTAAGTACGTGAAGTTGACTTCGGGCCGCTGCAGCACGCGGTGGCTAATTAAGGTGCACGCCCCCAAACCCCCGACCTCGTACGTGCCCGGGATTCTCAGTTTCCGATAAAACTCGGCTTGGCGAGACTTGCGCACGGCATCCGGGACGGGTTCATTTCGGGTTTGATGATACTGGATGTACTTATCCGAGAGCCAGACCTGGGGCTGCTCGCTGCTGCCGGCACTCCACTTGGTCCAAAAAATGTTGCTCACGATATTTTTGTCAGCGTCGAGCAGGCGTTGCAGCGTCTTGGGATGCATAACAATGTCCGAGTCGACCAGAAATAAGTAATCAACTTTCATTTCTTGCGCAAGCTGGAGTATCTTGTTTTTCATGCACGTGACTTGATCCAAAGCATTATTTTTCCACTCGTGCGAAAAAGGCACGTAGGTGGACGTGGATTTGTCAGCAGTCTCAATAATAATGCGGTTTTCGGGAAAGTTCTTGAGCAATTGCGAGGATACCGGGTCCAAATTATCGTCCATGAACAAGTACTCAATTTGCGTGGTCAAGGGATCGGTGTCCAATTTTTGGAGAGAGTTGAGAAACGCCGCCAGTACCTGGGCGTTTTGCCGAACTGGACTGGCAATTAGAATAGTGTTTTTTTCAGTCGTCGTCATTGCGGATAAAGTTTAATGTGTGTTTTATTTTAAACGTTAATTATTTTTTTTCGTTAATGAAAACAAAACAAAAAATGAACGCAACTGCCGAACAACCCGTCGTCCTCGTCGTGCTCGGCACGCGGCCAGAGGCGATTAAGTTAATTCCGGTCATTCGCGAACTCAAGAAACACAACGTGCCCTACTTTCTATGCAACACGGGCCAGCATCGCGGGTTGTTGGACAGTCTTTTGACGGACGCGGGTATCAAAGCGAATATAGATTTTCAACTCATGAAACACGGGCAGACGCTGTCCAGTATCACTGCACAGATTCTTACTCATTTGGCCACCTTATTCGCCACTTTGAGCTGTGCGCTGGTGATTGTGCAAGGCGACACCACGACCGCTTTTGCCACGGGTCTCAGTGCGTTCTATCACAAAATTCCCGTTGCTCACATTGAGGCGGGGCTGCGAAGTGGAGACAAAAGCAACCCCTTCCCCGAGGAAGTCAACCGATGTTTGCTCGCGTCACTTGCGAGGTACCACTTTGCGCCAACCGCAGGTGCTGCTGCAAACCTGATCCGAGAGAACGTGCCTCAGGACCAGATCTTCGTTACGGGCAACACCGTGGTGGATGCGTTGCGCCAGGTTAAGGAGTACATACAAACCACCGGCTTTACTTGCATCAATCCGGACTTGGTTGAATTATTTCAGAGAGAAGAAAAGGACTCCTTTTTCACCGTGCTACTCACGGTCCACCGGCGGGAATCGGTCACGGGCCCCAGTCTTGGGCAAATATTTTCCGCCGTGCACAACTTGTTGTCCGCTCCGCCTTCCGGCAAGATCCAAATTGTCTATCCCATGCATCCGAACCCCCGTATCAAGCAATGCTTTGAAACCTTTTCTTGGACTGGGCTCAACATGCACGTTATTCCGCCCTTGGCGTACCGGAACATGGTGTATGCCTTGGACAACTCCGATTTAGTGGTTACCGACTCGGGGGGTTTGGTAGAAGAAGCCAGTTCTTTAAACAAACCCACCCTCGTTGTCCGCGAAGTCCTCGATCGACCCGAAGCGTTGCTGAATCCCCAAGTAAAATTAATCGGCGTGCAGACGGCCGGGGTCGAAGCGCACCTGCGAAACGCCTGGAAGACCCGGGCGGCGGGGCACGCCAGGGATGTGGCCAATCCCTTCGGCGACGGGTACGCGGCTCGCAAAATTGTTGACATTATTCAAACATCAATTCCATCGGTGGCGGCGGGAGCGGTGGAGAACTCGGAGAAATAGGTCTTTTGACAGTCCTGGTGCGCCTCTGAAGTCGGCACCGCCTGCAACGCGGCGGTGAGGTGGCGAAACCCCTCGCGCATGAAGGGGCAGGTGACGGATTTAGTGGCGGACAGGTTGATGCACGCGTTGTAGATAATCTTGTGGGGCACGTCCTGGTAATTGCAGAAGGGCTCGAAGAGGGTCGTCGCGTGGGGCAATGACAACGCCGCATAGCTGTAGGTTTTGGCCAACATAAAATTGCCTTGAACTTGAGCCACGTACGCCAGTTCGACCCAGTTTTCCCGCCGACTCGCGTCGTATTTCAGGGACCGCACAAAACTGGCGTTCGCTTTGTCCAACTGCTTGAGGCCGATCCAAGACTTGCCAATGAATACCAGTGCCGAACTTTGTTCGGTAGTCCAAGCTTTTGTGCATTTTTTCAGCGCTTTTTCCAATAAATTGATGCAGGTGGAAAATTCTTGCAAATAAAAAAATTCGCGCGCCAAATAATACCAGGACCGAAAATACAACATGTCCTCCTCCCAATCCAAGAACAGGGACGGGATGTACGGTCGCGGCTTGGCTCGCGCTTCTCGCCGGTAGACCACCTTCAAAATATGTTCGGGGATATGGATTCTGCTCGTTTGCCGGGGATCGGCCTTGGGTACCAAATCCACAAATTCGTGGCATCTGTGATGATACTGCCAATGTCGCCGATCAAAAAACCGTCTTACGATATGCTTGTCCCCATTTTGGTTTAAGTAATGGGTCATCGAGACCAAACAACCGGGGGTCAATCGCGCATTGATCGCCTCCACGTCCAATGCGGTCACCAAATCCCCACAGTCTAAATGCAACACATAATCCGAGGAGGCTGCGGCGGATCCATAGTTGTGGGCGCCGCTGAAATCAAAAACCACTTGGGTCGCGTAAGCGAGCTTTTCTTTTTTTAAGCGCTGGGTGACCTTCTTGCCAATTAATTTGGAGAGCCTCACAAGATCTTGCCGTTTCAGGACAATACGGTACGTTTCCTTTACTTCACACACCAACGCTCCGTGGGCTCGACAAATCGTTTGCGTGTCATCACTGGAGTTACTGTCGACAACAATTAATTCGCCGCCCATTTTTAAAAAGGGCTCCAAATGCTTTAAAAACATGCGGATGCGTTTCGCTTCATTGCGTGCAATCAAAACAATGCTGAACAATGGCTTGCCTGACATACTCGGGAAGGGTCTATATTTTTACTCGTAAAATAAAGAATAAAATTCAACAACGGGGGTTTTCTTTTAAACACATGCATCGCCTGCATCGCCTGCATCGCCTGCATCGCCTACTGTTCGCCCGCGTGGCGACTCAGTGCTCGTTCAATACGTTTGAGGACTGCGACCACGTCTGCGCCTTCCTGACCGGTTGTGTAAGGAACCTCGTGGGATTCCACATACTTTTCGAACGCGTCCCATTCCATTTCTAGAGGCGAGGACCACGGTTTCGAAATCGGAATAGGAGTCACACTCGGCACGGCGGCTCGCCGGTCGACCGCGCTGACCTTGTCCGCAAGTTGGGACTCGGTGTCGTCAAACGTTAAAATGTAGTTGGGAGTCACCACGGTGAAAACGGCCTGCTTCGCCACGGACGCGCGAGTCCAGGTAAGGTGCACCGAGGGGCCGCCGGCGAACAGGAGTTTCGCGTGCACTTCAAGTGGCGCAGCGGGTGATCCGAGGAACGTCGCGTGCACGTGTTCGAGCTTATTCGGTCGAGCAAGGCGAAGAATAACGGAAATGTCATGAGGCCCCAGGTCCCACAGCAAGTGGCCGGAACGCGCAACTCGTCCGCTGTGTCTGCCCCGGGAACTGATAATGTGGTCGACTTTTTCCGCGGGGTGGCATGCGAGCCACTGGAACAGCGTTTGTGCAGCTAAGTGGTAATGCAGAATGTGCCCAACAAAAATTTTTAGCTCCCGGCGCTCCGCTTCGCGGACCAGGAGTTGCGCTTCTTCCGCGGACGTGGCAAGCGGTTTTTCGACGAACACCTGCTTGTTCTGCTGCAGCGCGCGTCGGGCGAGGGCAAAATGAGTGGAAATGGGCGTTGCCAAGACCACGACGTCCACTAAACTCAGGAATTCGTCAAAATCCTGAGTAAAGACCACGTTGTGCAACGCGGAGTCCCATAACTTCTTATCGAGTTCGCAAACACACACGAGCTGCTTGCGTTTGTTGATTTCGCGGATTAGATTCTTTCCCCAGTAACCAGCGCCACACACTCCAACTTTCAGATCACAGGACATTCCCGCTGGTTGTTGGGGTTTTTTTTAATGTGTTCAAAAACAAAATATAGGCAGTAATTTAAACGACTGTTTTTTTAAATATTTGTTCTGAATAAAAAACCAACAAAAACAAAGAACACGTACATACTACATGGCATCGTTTGGCAGTGTGGTCGGATGGATCTTTGGTGTCTTGGCCGTGATGATAATCGGCATCTTGATTTGGAATGTCCTCATTCCCATGTTCTCGACGAATTTTGCCCAAAACTGCGACAACTTGTCATTGGGCGATCTAATTGCACAGCGGCTCAAGACCTGGGAATGCGAGTGCGAAGCCTCCGGGGGCATAAATAACTGGGACGAAAAACAAAAGAATTTTCTCACCCGTATCTTTAAACCTGGGATCCAGGAATACGCTCCCCGGTGTGGCGACTCAGAAGCCGTCGCGGCAGCAGGGCGGGTGGTGCAAGACGCGGCCCAAAAATACGATTTTTACGAGATCATGGAAGTCATGATCGAGGACGTCGACGATTTGCCACCCTCAAATGTTGTCAGCAACGACATAAGTAATTTTATTTACACGGCTTTTCAAAAGCATTTAATGGATCATCACAACATGCAAGTTTAGGAAAAAAAAAGATTCTAGATTGTAAAAACAAACCACCAATGCACGCCCATCAAAACCCCCGAGTCGGTGCCGTTTTGCCAAGCCGGCGGTATCCAGCTGCCCCACCTTTCCACCAACACTTTCGCCCCCCGTGCTCACAATACCAAAGCCCTTGGGTACCGTCCGGAGGTTTGGTTATTCAACCACACCAAATCACGGGTACGTGCTCCGCAAACATGCCTGGCAATCCCTTTGTTCAGCCCGATTTTGTCTGCAACCGGGACCGAAGAGGACGCTTTCGATGTCGGGGACGATCCAGTTACGGGCCGTATTTCCCAACACCGACGAGTTTTTGTTGCAACACAGCGACGCCCCAGTGGGCTCAGCCTTGGTCCCGATTTCCCGCCAGATGCTGTGGGCAAGATAATAACGCATGTGCAAAATGCGTCACCCGACTCGAGGGCAATCGCACTGGCAACGTGGCGTCGAACCATTTTAACAACATGACGCGGTGTCAAAATAATTGTTTTGGAGTCCGGACAGCCGGCTTGGACAATCCCGAGACGCGATTACTTGCGCATAATACGTTTATGTAACTGCGTTTAAATTTTTGACACAACGGTGGACAAAAACCTTTTCCAGGGAACAAAATGGTACTTATCATAGGCCTGGTTGGGGAAAAGTCGGCCGGCAAAACGATGTTGGCAAACTACTTGATCCAAACTCGAAATATGACGGAGATTGCCTTTGCCGATCCCATCAAAACGCAGGCGGGTCAGGTATTCAACTTAACCCACGAAGAAAAATTCGGGAACATGAAAGAGGTGCGCATGGCGCGGTGGAATGGCATAACCCCACGACAAGTGTTCCAGGCGTGGGGGGATCTGTTGCGTACGGATCTGATGCACCGACTTTACCCACTGAACAAATTTTTGAAGGAAAACAAAACCACGTTACTGACTAGCATGGCCAAGGCCAAGGCGCTGAAATTGATCGAAAAGGGGGAAAACGTAATTTTTTCGGACGTGCGGTTTGATGACGAATTTAAATTGGTGCAAGAGCTGAATGGAATTGTAATTGGACTGCATCGGCCGAGATTGTACAAGGTGACGGATTGGCATCCCTCAGAGGTTGGTCCACGTGACTTGTTGCGTCAGATGAACGCGCTGAACATGAGTCAATTTATTTTGTTTAACAATGGAACCAAAGCAGACCTTTATGGGAAAATCGAAGACTTGTTGAAATAAAAAAAAATATTTAAAAAAAAACTTCCCTTCTTGTAAACACGAAAAAACCCAATAAAAATGGAGGAAACTCAGGACCAACTCACTTCTTTTTTACATCACCTCCAAGCGCAAGGTGGTAAAGGTTTGCGTCAGATTACGAGCACATTAAAAATGATTGGTATCGTACCCAACCCCTCATTTGGGTTTCGTTTTTTTGTAAACGCGGTCACCCACATTGCCATCGTGTTCCTTGCGCTTCTAATTCTTTGGATTTTTCTTATCAGCCATGTCGAACAAAAATCACTGGAAGGAGAGTTTGAAAAACAAATCGAACACAATCTTAGCAAAGCCTTGGCCAACGCAAATGCAAAAAGTGGGGGTAAGTTCAAGGAATACTTACAACCCCTGCGCGTTCCGCTCAAAACGATCCAACCACTTTTTCAAGGAGATGACCCGACCGGAAAAAATTTCAATAATAGTTTGCTGGTCATTGGCTTTGGTATCGTTGTGGTGTTGTTCACGATCATGGTGACGGCGGTTTGGACTAGCTCGACCAACGGAGTCCCGGTTGGCAAAATGCTCGGCGGCGTGGTTGTGGAAAATATCAGTATTTTTCTCTTGGTGGGAATGGTTGAAATTATGTTCTTTCTGATTATCGCCCAGTACTTTGTACCAATAAAACCCAGCATTGTGATCAATCTATTAATTAAAGATCTGCAAAATGCGTTCAATAACCAATAAATCGTTGGAAAACTTCCAAGGCCTTGAGTTCGATGTGATAGGCATCAACAGACTCCCATTGCAACGCCACGATAACCAGGAACAATAATTCGGCCACAAAGACGAAGCCGGTGAGAATAAGCACCTCGATGACAATGTGTCCCAAGTTAGGATAATGCAAGCCCCGGACCGCGTTGGTGCCGAATCGGGATCGCGCGTAAATGGCTTGGGATCCCCAAATTAAGAGGACGGCCACAATGCTGAGCCCAAACCCACCCCCCATCCACGCAATGGCTTTTTGCGTAAGTTTTTTATTTCGCCTCGCGACTTCGGCGTCAGCTTTGGTCATATCCGGGGGGGCGAGAGAGTCTTGCAACGCGTCTTGGATTTGCTTTTTCTCCGCGGGTGTGAGAATTGCCAAAATCGGAGCGACAATCGTTTTCACGACTCGGTCCGTATTTTTTACCACGGCCTCGCCTTCTATTTTTTTGGCAATAACGAAAAAATAAAACAACATGGCAATGGCGAAAAACGCCACGGCCAAGATAACATTAATCACGAACTCGGCAGCGGTCACCCACCCACTTTTCTTAACCCCAGATGTAAAATTTAACGGAAACACATAGCCAACGTCCCAAGAGGTCGGCACGGACATGTTCTCCTCCTGTTTTTTTGTTTAATTACCAAGCAAAGATTTTTTTATTGATCCACCTGCTATGAGCCCTGAATACAATATAATTATCTAGCGAAAATGAAATTATCTTATAATGTGCGCCCGGATAAATGTGACTTAAAATAAAGCAAGTCAGGTTTTTGTTGTGAATGGCGAATCCTCGAAGTCTTAACAACCCGACTGGGCTGAGATGTGGGTCGGTATTGAAACTGTTGGAACTGAGTAAATGGCAAATGTGGCGGCTTTAATTCTCGCAATTGTGCATGCTGAAACACATAAGGCGGACCTATTGGACATGTGGGGCAAAACATGTGCGTCTGTGTTGGTGGCGGTTGAGTGGTTGTTTACTGGTAGAGAATTATTTTTCGGCCTTCACTCAACCACTTCCGTGACAATGGTTTATTTCACATTGAAAATCGAAACTTTGTCGATTTCGAATAAAACAGAAATGTGTTCAGGATCAATTTTTTGCCATGTTTCGATGATTGCAATGTGTTATTCCACAGTTTGTTGTGTCGAACCGCAAACTTGATTGGTTAAATGACGATCGATGCCTGGAAAATGACACAAGATCATCCGACGACAGCAATATCGTCGCAAACCCAATCGATCCAGCGCTGCCTTTGAAGTTATGTTGGTCCGGATCAGTTTCAGATACCGATCCCATTTGTTGCCCACAACCTTGCCGCAAGAAAAACATCTCATGGGAATCAGCATTTCTTTCTCTTGTTTTTTTATTGTTGGAACACCTTTTCCATACTCTGTTTGTTCTCAAACTCGAAAGATTGATATTAAAAAAAGTCATTTTTTTTTCTTTTGAAAATAAAAATTAATATTCTTACATATGTATTTAAAACAAAATGCCAATTATCAAAGGATTTCGAAGCACAAATGTCTGGAAAGCTTTCACGTTGAATTCCACCGTGGCTGCCATTATTATTTTAATTGCTTTTGGCGTAAAACATATGTTTGACCAGTGGTTGAAATACAAGTCGGGGTGGATTGGTATCCTTGTGGCGTCGGTTGCTACCTTTGTGGCAGCATTTTTAACTTATACGCTAATGTGGGTCATTTTCGGATTTGGTGGAGGGATGTTGGTGTCATGATAAATAGACTCGTTTCTTTTGAACCACAATGTAGTGCCGTCCACCCTTTCCCAAGTGAACGACGTAAGTGATAGTACTTCCCACATGTGGACAAGTCTTGGTCTTATGCGGCAACTGGCGTTGTTTGGATTTGGGCATGTGAAAGGTTTGGTTTTTAATTCAATATTAATAATTTATGACGGACGACACAGAGATCCATTTATTTAAAAAGCTACAAATTATAGTACGGCGCCAATAAACCAGTTACGAACTTTACGAAAGGCGTTTCGATACTCAAACGATGTGTGACAGGTGTGTGACAGATGTGTGACAGTTTTTGTGACAGGTAAAATCCTTTACAACAATGTCCAATAGTTTTTTGGATTTTCTTGTCAAGGATTTTACC